CATGGTGTTTCACGTGGAACACTGTGCGTTACAACAAGTTGTAGACAACTGCAAGCCCGTATGTGAATGTGGGCTTGTGGGTGCATACCGCACTACTTCGAAACTGAAAGGTACACATGGAAAACAAACACTTCTACGCATCAAGTGCGTTCACTTGGATAACAACAAGCCCGACACGCACATTGCAGCAACTCATCAAGCACATGGATAAGGAAGGGTACACCTACAACCTATTCCTCGTGCCCCTACCACACGATGCCACATACGAGATTAGACATTACCAACCGCAAGTGGAAGGTACTGAATGGCTCGGCACATTCGAGAAGAAAGGTAAACGCATATGACCAGACACCCAGAGGTGCGCATGCGCAAAGACTTGGCACATGCCCGCGTAACTGTGGCGGGCTATGACTCTATAGATGAACCCGATACAGGCGTGGGTATCACATGGCTAAATCACCGTGACTTGGTGGGTGCAGTGCAACTGCCTGACCGATGCACCGATTGCCCTGAGTACAACTACAACCGCATTCGTTTAGCAGACGGGCGCGTGTTCTTCATGCATGGCATTGACTTAGATTGGATTGACTATGAGCCACTACCATAACTTAATCTGTACAACATGTTATTACGAACGCGTACCACCAATGCGTGCCAAGCTGGGCTATCGCTCATGCCTGTCGTGTGGCGAGTTGACAGCAACGCAACATAAGCATACAATAGTGCCTATGAACAAAAGTAATTACATGCTCGTAACAGACATGGACATACTCAAACAACTCAATCCGAAACGGACTGCAAAATTCCTACCAGTAGGAAAAACGGTAAGCCCTGTGCCGACTCACAGGGTATCTGAAACTAGAAAGAGGTACGGTATGGAAACTTATACCGAAGCAGGCTACAACGCCGATGAAATGGAAAACATCTTTGACACAAGTGCCCGCATCATGCGTGGGTGGTGGACTGAACACCCGACTATCCCTAATGAACAGCATTTTCTCTGCCGTGGGTGGCATGCCCGTGAGCAGAACAACGCGACCCTGCACTCAGCAGTACGCAAAGCCATGCGTATGTCTCGCCCCAAGAATTGGCAACTCTTGCTGTTGCAATGGCCTCATGGCGCAGACGCTGACCCCACTCGAATTGCGTATACGCAGAACGAGCGTAAGGGTGAAGCCGATGTGCAGACTGTTACATCGCTAGGCAAGTACTTGCGCATGCACTTTGTCAACTTACCCGACCATGCCATTCGTGACTTGGTCGCGGCACACTCAGCGACTGGGTGCGAGTTCGTCCATACCACCAAGGAAATGATTGCACATCTGCATCGAGGTCCGAGGTCGTGCATGGTGTGGGATTCCTACAAAGACCCTGACGAGAGTGGCAGTGATGACACTCACCCGTATACATGCTATGACCCGAAGTTCGGGTGGCACATGGCTGTGCGTGTCGAGGGTGGGCAGACTGTAGGTCGTGCGTTGTGTATCGATAACGAGGGCGGCAAGTATTGGGTGCGTTCGTACAAATCCACAGGTGGGTATTCACCTAGCGATGAGATGCTCGAAGCGTGGCTAATGGAACAGGGTTACATCAAGCGCGATGGGTATGGTCGTGAGAAGTTGTTGTACATCGACACATGCAACGACTTCCTTGCGCCGTACCTCGATGGTTGCTACCAACGTGTGAATGTGTACCGCAGTCAGGGGTATATACAAATCACCTATGACGATGGCGAGTTCGAGTGCAACAACACCGATGGCACACCGTCACCATCTGATGGCGTGCAGTGCGATGACTGTGAAGAGTACTTCGATGATGGCGATGGCTACTGGGTGGGCTATCAAGAAGACAAGCATATCTGTAGCAGTTGTTGTGATAACAACTATACCTATGGGTATGGTGTGAGGGGTCGACAGTATTACTTTGACAGTGACTACGCGAGAAACATCGGTGGCGATTGGTATCACGAAGACCACCTATCGGATAACGACATCGTTGAACTAGAAGATGGCGAGTATGCGACCCAAGACGATGCTGTGCTTGTAGGTGACGAGTGGTATCACCAAGACGATGACCGCCTGTGTGCCCCCGAAGATAAGCACGGCGAGATGTGGCTACAAGAAGATTGCTGGCAATGTACCCATACCGACAAGTGGTACACCGATAGCACAGACTATGTCGAGGTCGATGGCGAGAAGTTTCACCCCGATGTAGCACCCGAATCTAATGAATAAACTTGAAAGAATATATGAATAAAAAATCTATGTTGTATGTAACTCTATGTCGTGCCTTGTCTATCAAGCGCGGACACAAGGGTGAAGCGGTGAAGTACTTTACCGACTGGCTTGCTAACGCTGTGCCCGAACGCTTGAACGAGTCTATCCATGTGGACGCCATAGGCAATCTGCATGTAGACAACAGGCATGACGAAACAAGTCGTACGCTGTTCGTTGCCCATGTGGATACTGTGCATCGTGAAGATGGTGCTAACAAAATCTACAAGACCAAGGCTATGTGGTATGCCGATGGTGCGCCACTAGGTGCGGACGATGGTGCGGGCTGTGCGATGCTCATGCATATGCTGCATGCCAATGTCGCAGGCTATTACATCTTTACCCAAGGCGAAGAGTGTGGGGGCATAGGTGCGACCTATCTAGCCGAACACAGTAAAGAATTGCTAGGCGAGTTCGACAGAGCGATTGCCTTTGACCGCAAAGGTATCGATAGTGTCATCTCGCACCAAGGGTGGGGCAGATGCTGTAGTGATGCGTTTGCACAAGCGTTGTCTGACGCGTTGAACAGTAACGATGCGTTCATGTATTCGCCTGACGACACAGGTGTGTACACAGACACGGCAGAGTTCACCGACTACATACCCGAATGCACCAACATCAGCGTGGGCTATGACAAAGAGCATACCGACAAAGAGTCGTTGAACATTCTGCACTACCAAGCGTTGGCTGAGACTGTACTGGTTGTGCCGTGGGACAAACTTCCTACTAGTAGGAAAGCTGGCGAGGTCGATGACAAGTACTACACACCCAAGGCATGGGCAGGGAACTGGTCGGGTACAGGGTCGCAGTCGTACGCATGGTCTGATGATGACTACGAAAAAGAAATACTGTATGACGCGTTGACTGACGCAGAGTTCGGGCAGATTGATGACTTGTTTTATCTGATAGGTGATGCGTCCTTTCCCGATGACCCTGAGTTCGTGTTCAAGTTTTTGGATACACGCAAACTAACACCAAGCATCATCAAAGATGCAGAACTCATGCTAGAAGCATTCGATGCACATACTGTGCTGAATGAATTGTTCGACCACTTGTACCACCCCACACATTGAAAGGTAACTATGACTAAAGAAGAATTGGAAAAAGCAATCTATGAGATTTACAAACTCATTCACCCCAACACCACACCACCCGCAGAGGAAATGTCGGACGGTGGGATTCTTGACACGATTTTCACCATCGTTGAACCCATAGTAGAGAGGAAACTATGACTAAAGAAGAACGCATGTCTCGCGTATGCGACTTGCTGTTTAAGTTAAACCGAGAAGCCATCTTGCGGGATGGTGATTGGTGGTATGGCACAGACGACTACGACTTTAACTTCTTTGATTGGGGGGATAGACCAAATCAAATAGCAGTAGTTGTGTATGCCATGACAGAAAGGCAGTACTTCCAATACACACCAGAGCAAGAAGTATTTAAGAAACGTATTTTTATAGAGGAGTCAGCATGAAACTTTATTTAGGTAAGTACAAAGGAGACAGCATGAAAATGTTTGTATTGTTTGGGTCTATGCGAATAGGCGATGAAGAAGTGGTTGTGCACAACATCGTGCATACCGAGTACATGGAAGAGAGCGAGATAGAAGACAGAGCCTTGGCTCTGGGTGGGGCGGACTATCTAGCCCCGCACTATTTCGATGGCATTGTTACGTTCACTAAATTCACAAAGGAAAGAGACTATGTATAAGATTATTCAAACCACCGATGGGTTTATGGTGCAAGACACCGACACAGGCGACTACGTCAATGACGAACACGGCGACAACTTGTTTGACGCTGAACACGAAGCACAGAAGCTGTTGTTGATAGCGCGTATGCGTGACGCAATAAACAATCTGTTCGATGCAGTAGTAGAGGGTGACGCGGAATCCATCGCACACTTAGCACAGCGGTACAACAACCTTTTTGGAGTAGAACATGCTAGATAAAAACAGAATAGTCATAGACTCGCGCCACTTAGACGATGGCACAGTCGTTGTGGAACTTGAGTTACTCGACAAGCACTACGAAACAGAAGCTGTCTCTGGTTTTGTTGAGGTATCTAAAGGCGAAGACGAATTCATAGTTACTGTTAATAGCGTACGCGGTCATGTGATTAGCAAGACTGTTGTGCCGTTTGACTTTGTAACTATCGCTGAGATAAACCAAATACTTGACGAAGAGAAAGGGGAATGGCACGCCATGAACCTCTATAACACGCTATGCACTTGGTTGGACGCTATTGGACAAACACTTACAACATGTTTGACACAACCATCTTTTGAATGTAAACTTAACTCTGTAAACAAACTAATGGAGAAACTTCTATGAAAAATCAACCTTTAACACGAGATATGAACACACCACAACCTATACCCCTCGCTATACGCAAAACAGTTGAACAAGCAACGCGTTTACTTGACGTATGCAAGACGCAATACATCATCGTGCTATCCGATGGCACGACTATCAACAAGGGCGGGGAAGTAATCCAACTCATACCACCTAAACCTGAGAAGCCACGCAAGGCCAAGTCACTCATGCCACATGGCACATACCGAAAGGTGTATGGCGATGCTATTCGCAAAATGGTGGTGGGTGATGTCGGGGTATTCCGTCGTACACCTGAGATGGTTACTGCGGGCGTGGAATTGATAACCATACTGGGGTCTATATCTAGCATGGCATCGAGTGATTGGGGTAACAACGCCCATAAGATATTTTTGAACAAGGGCGACGACTCGGTTGAGTTGTTGAGAACAGCATGAAACACAAAAGCATATCGTCTAGCGCCATGTTGCTAGACTTAAACATCAGCGTATACACAGGCCGTAAGCAAGACAAAGCCACGGCTAACGAGGTCAGCGTAGCCAAGGGTGCGCGGGCTTCTGCCACATCGGTACAGAAGAATCTGTTTGCCGAAGATACAGACTTGGAAGCTATCAATTCATTCGCAGGGGTATCACGTACTTGGTTGTACAACGTAACCTTGCCTTGGTCTGATAGCGGTACGCGTCTCGTACCTACCAAAGTATTCATGGACATAAGCCATGAGTTAGCACAGCGTGAGCAACAGTTCAATGCGCTAGTCGATACATTCGTCAACAATTTCAGCACCAAGGTAGCCGCGCAAGCGTTCAAGTTGGGCAAGTTGTTCGATGCTAAAGAGTACCCATCTGCCAATGATATGCACCGCAAGTTCGGGTTTAGGTATCACTTCACCCCTGTGCCTGAGTCTGGTGACTTCCGTGTGGACATACCCGCAGAAGCTGCGATACAGTTGAAAGAGAAGTTCGAAGCGTCTGTAAAGTCGCGAGTGCAAGAAGCCATGAACGCGCCGTGGGAACGCCTGTATCAAGAGGTAGTACACATCCGCGCCAAGATGCTACCCAAGGAAGATGGCAAACCGCAGAAGTTGTATGCATCCATGCTTGAGAACGCATTGGGTCTATGCACTACCTTGCAATCATTGAATGTGCTTGACGACCCCGACTTAGAAGCGGCGCGTAGGGCGCTTGAAATATCTTTGATAGATGTGGACATCAAATCATTGCGTGACTCACCTGAGATGCGCGATTCCATCAAGACAAAGATGGACGACCTAACTGACAAATTTAGTTTAGCCCTTTAACCAACCAAGAAAGTGAATATGCAAACATCAATGAATTACCAAGAGACAGTTGACCTGATTAGTGCAGTAGGGCACGAGGTCACCTGTATCGTGCAAGGCCACATCGGTTCTGGCAAATCATCTTTAATAGATGCACTACACAAGCGTTTCCCCACCCATCGCAAGGTGTACATGGATATGACTGTGATGCATGAGGGTGACTTCCGCATACCAGCAGTCAACCACGACACCAAGACAACCGAGTTCTACTACAACGAATCGTTTGGCTTACACGACAACGTGCCTGTGCTACTCATGCTAGATGAGATGGGCAAGTCACCACGCCCCACGCTGAACGCGTCTATGCCCCTACTGGTTGACCGTAGAGCAGGTAACCGATACCTACACTCTGAGTCGATTGTGTTTGGTACCACCAACAAGGGTTCAGAGAATGTGGGCGATGTGTTCCAAGGCCATCACCGCAATCGTGTATCGTTCACCGACTTAGAGAAGATGCCCGCACCTGAGTGGGTTGAGACATGGGCACGCTTTAACGACATCTCGCCTGAGATTATTATGTGGGTGGGTGAGCGCCCCGAAGCATTGCATCCGTTCGATATGTACGACAACCCCGATGACAACCCGCTGATTTATCACCCCAAGGCACAGCGTAGCGCGTTCGTTACACATCGTGCGTTGGCACAGGCTAGCAAGATTGTGAACAAGCGCGGTATGTTTACCAAACGTGCGCTAGAGAACGCGTTGATTGGCACTATCGGTGCGCCTGCGACTGTGGACTTGCAAGCGTGGATACAGATGGGTGACTCGTTGCCCCGACGCGCTGAGATTATTGCTGACCCCAAGAGTGCGCCTATGCCCAAGGAAATCGCGGGCAAGATGATGCTTACACATCAGGCATTGAACTGGGTAACAGAAGATACGCTCGACTCGTGGATGGACTACATGTCTCGTATGCCCACAGAGATGCAAGCGTTGTTCTGTACAACCATCGTCAAGAAACCCAACAAAGACTTCGCAATGGAGAACAACAAGTTCACCGACTTTGCGATTGCTAAACAATACTTGTTTGCTTAATATGAACCTATCACAACATCAGCGCCTTGAACGGGCGCATGTGTCGCTTATCCGCGACCCTGACTACATGATGATTGCTTGCATCATCATGTATGGGAAATCTACAGTAGTGGACGACCCCACAATAACAGCGCGTACCGATGGGACTAACACCGAGTACGGCTTGCAATTCATCAGCAAACTAACTGACGCTGAACTTATGGGCTTGGTATTGCACGAGAAGATGCACTGCGCCTACAAGCATATGCACACATGGCGGTGGATGTACAACGAGAATCCGCAACTAGCTAACATGGCATGTGACTTCGTCATCAATGTACCTATCAACGATAGATACTTGAAAGATGGTTTTGTGAAACTACCTGATGGTGGGTGCATAGACGAGCAGTACCGTGACATGGATGCGGGCGAGGTGTTTCGCCTACTCAAGAAGCAATACCCCGATGGCAAGCCACAAGGCGGTGGGCAAGGCTTCGATGAGCATGACTGGGAATCAGGCGAGTCCATGACCCAAGAAGAAGTTGATGCAATGTCTAACGCTATCGACCAAGCGTTGCGACAGGGTGGCATCCTTGCAAGTAAGGCGGGTGCGAATGTAGACAGGGGTCTGATGGAGATGCTCGAACCCAAGGTAGATTGGCGTGATGCTATGCGTGAGTTTGCAACCAACTCAATCATCGGGGACGACTACACATCGTATCGCCGTATCGACCGCAGGTTTCAAAGCCAAGACTTGACGTTGCCTACATCGTATAGCGACAGGGTGCGCCGTATTGTGTTGGGTGTTGATTCGTCTGGTTCTATTGGCAACAGGGAACTGGCTGCCTTTCTCAGCGAAGCACAGGGTATTTGCGAATCGGTTAAACCCGAACTTGTCGATGTCATCTATTGGGGGCATACTGTAGCCGCACACGAAACTTATGACGAGCAGGCGCTGACCTCACTGCGTGAAAGCACCAAGCCCAAGGGCGGTGGTGGTACAGCACCTTCTTGTTTGTCGGACTACTTGAATGAACACAACATCAAGCCCGATTGTATCGTCATGCTCACAGATGGAGAGGTATTCAATGACTGGGGTAACAACTGGCCTGCGCCTATCCTCTGGTGTATCGCCGACAACCGACACGCTGTTGCTTCCAACGGCAAAACTATTCATATGTAAAGGCAAAGATTTGAAACGTAACTCTGAGTACATCTACCGCGTCACCTATGAAAGTGATGGGCGGTGGCGCGTCACCGCGTATCTAGACAACAGAAAAGAAATCATCGGGCCACAAGCCCTATTCGATAACGAACATCTGCCTGACTGGATACGCAAAGACGTAGCCCTGCTAAGTATGGTAGATAAGATGGGCGAGATTAAGAGCATAGGCCACCGCGTAGGCGGTGCGTTCTGGCTCGTCTCGGAAACAAGTAAACACTTAATGAAACTAAAGAAGCTGAAGGTAGACTTTGCACTAGATTTAATTAACTATAACTTTAACAGGGAGTATGCGACATGGGGAAACTTAAAAACTTGTTGATAGACACAGCAGAAGACGAAGAGTTCAACCGCATAGAGATGGAGTCTCGCATTCGGCAAGAGTACATCAGGGCTATGAATCGGGAAGAAAACAACCGCATGATTGGGGCGCATCAAGACCATGTGCGTAGGCTGATGGACGAACTAGCAATTGCTAGGGTATGTATACGTGAGTTGGGTGACCGACTGTCTAGGTTGGAGGGTAAGCAATGACTGAAGAAGATGATGACATTCAAGCCTATGTAAAGCCTTGGGTTGGATTACGAGCCGAAGAAATAGAAGACATACAAGATGCTGTGTTTGGTATGAAGCCACACTATGTTGCATTAGCAAGAGCAGTAGAAGCCAAACTAAAGGAGAAGAACACATGACTAAACGAGAAACCATAGTGGCATTCATTAAAGATATGTTGCGACCACGCACACTAAAAGAAATCATTGACATAGAGATGCGTGATGCAACCCTATCAAAGATGCAAGCAGAGAAATCGCTTGAGTACGCAATGAGCGTTGTTGACTACAACCGCCAACGTATCCGTAGGCTGGAAGAAAAACTGCTAGAACTGGAGAAATAAAATGTTTGCATTTGCACGTTTACTTGTAAATAAAGTTTTGTTGTTTGTTACCAGATTCTTGAAACCTGTCCAACCGATAACAGACGTAGTAGATAAAACAAAAGCTGAACCGCGCATCCCGCGCAAGTACAACAAGGAGAAAGCGCAGAATTTATCAGAACTACTAGACCACCTTGACCACACATTCCAAGCAGTAAAACTGCCAACCATGAACGAGTCTTGGTTGGATAAAGATTCCGTGATTGGGTTAAAGAAACTCGGTGTTCATGTACCTAACCCTTGGCTGATGTATTGGGATAAGAAGACAACGACAGTCGATATAACCAAACCACTACCCGCCATCATGTGCGTGAGCGGTGCATCCAAATACAACGATCAAATCGAAGGCAAGTTATCCCCAAAAATAATGTTTGCAACAAAACAAAAGAAGTTGCCGTGGCATGTGTCCTATCAAGTGGGTGCGCCCTATCAGTTTGGCATGGCGTTTGATATGGAGGGCAAACTCTTTTGGCTGCACATGTATCTCACAGTTAACAGAAAGACAGGCGAGATCAAGTTCTGTGATGAGTTGCGAGTTAACACGCATGTCATACCTATTCGCAATGCCCACGCACGCAAAACAAGTGGGCGTTCTAAAACCTATGTCACAAAAGGTTGGATGCCAGCACAGTTCCTTGAAGACGATGCAAGAACAATAGAGGAAAGCAGAGTAGTGGTTAGAAATTTATTTGCCAACATGCACGAGTGGTGGTCAACCCGTGATAGCCGTTGGAATGTGGTAGTCAAGAAGAACGGCGACCGCGTTACCTTTGGTGTGAACAACGACCAGACAGCACAATTCTTCAAGGATAGAGACAAGAGTATCAAGACAGCAACAGGGCAAACCAAGAAGATCGTGCACTATGTAAAAGAGCACGAAAGAAAGTACATCAACAAAACAACTGTTGTCAAAGAACACATCCGTGGGCTACAAGATTTTGATTGGGCTGGCTATCAGTGCAAAGTGGTGTCTCCCAAACTCGACAGTAAAACATCAGCAACATTCACAACAGGCGCGGACTACATAGACGAGGAAAACACAGAGAAGGTTGTGTACTTAAGTAAGGTAGCCAAACTATTGGCAGACGCAGAAGAAACTAACAGAAAGGAAAAACAATATGCTTGAAACAATCGCATGGGCAGTCTTATTGATGTGCCTTGGTGGGGTGGTAGTGGTGATAGTCGCCGTATCAATTTTTATGTTGAGTTCGGAGGATAAATGAAATGCCCCAAGTGCGAGGGCGACAAGATAGCTATTGTTGAGACGATACAGAACGAAGAGTTCACTTACCGCAGAAGGTATTGCAAACTTTGTTTTTGTAATTTCAAAACTAAAGAAGAAATATTCGCGGGTGCTTTGCCAAGTAAGAAACGACTGACAGAACCCAAAGAGAAAGAGTACCAGAAAGATTTTTTTGGCACGAAAGTTTTACAACGATTTTGGAAGTAACTATGCAACAAATGGAACTTTTCCCTGAGACTTTAATGGAACAACGGTTCAACGGCACTCGTGCTGACGACCTACAGGTAAGTGGCAATCACTACAAAGATATGCCTGTGCAACCTTGGGCTGTCATGCAAGCTGTGCTAACCCATGACGAATTCCTTGGCTTTCTTAAAGGCAACATCATCAAGTACAGCATGCGTGCTGGTCGCAAAAACGGTAGCGACGATGCTGGCAAGGCCAAGCACTACATGCAAAAACTTGACGAAGAATTGGCGTATGGCTCAGACGCCTGAAGTCAAGGTCAAGCACGCGGTACGCACCATACTCGATGAGCATGGTGTCTATTACTTCTGCCCGCCCGCCAACGGCTACGGCAGGCAAGGCATACCCGACATCATCTGCTGTCTTGATGGGCACTTCATAGCCATCGAGTGCAAAGCGGGTAAGGGGGTAACGACAGTCTTGCAAGAGCGCGAGATTGCCAAGATACGCAAGGCACACGGCACAGCGTGGGTCATCAACGAAACAAACGTAGGCCAGTTGAAAGAATGGCTGATGAAGATAGAGGATTTATATGGAAAGCTTTTCTGATTACACCCAGTTGGTATTAGCCCGCATGCAAACTAACCCCGAAGAGTTCATGCACTACAGCCCCAGAGGTCGTTGGGAAACTGTTATAGAAGCGTTGCAAGAAGTAGCAAGAGGTGGACGCTATGGTGCGCTTTGGGCTTTGTCTAAAGAAGAGGTTGACGTACTACTAGCAACCTATCGAACCATATATCTTAAAGATATGCATAAACATATGCTAGAGCAAATCGTTTCTGGCGATGCGCTTGAGCCAAGAAAAAACGACAAAAGAAAACTAATAGAAGAATACGAAAAAGGACAGACAGTAAATGACTCACTTAATTACAATAGATTTTGAAACTTACTACGACCAAGACTACAGCCTTAGCAAGATAAGTACCGAAGAGTATGTGCGGGCTGGCTTGTTTCAGACAATTGGTTTTTCGTACAAGGTAGATGACGCGCCACCCGTGTGGGTGTCAGGTAGCGAACTGCGGGTAGCAACGGCACTTGACCGACTGCCTTGGGCAGACTCGCTTGTACTGGCACACAACACCATGTTCGATGGGTCTATCCTGTCGTGGCGGTACGGCATCAAACCTATGGGCTGGCTCGACACACAATCTATGGCGCGTGCTTTGCATGGCGTAGAACAAAGCGTATCTCTCAAGAACATTGCCGTTCAGTATGGCGTGGGGCATAAGGGCACTGAGGTGGACGATGCCAAAGGCAAACGCTTGGTGCAGTTCACCCCGCGTGAACTCGAAAGGTATGGCGAGTACTGCAAGAACGATGTGCAGTTAACCTACGACATCTTTAACAAAATGATGGGCAAGTTCCCTAAGTCAGAACTCAAACTGATTGACCTGACCCTACGCATGTTCATCGACCCAGTACTGCGCCTTGATAGCGTGCTGTTAGAGCAACACCTTGCTGAGACTGTCGGACAAAAGACCAACCACTTGGTCAACGCACTACAAGCTGTAGGCCACAAAGACTTAGCCGTCAAACACATACTGGGTGACGAAGAGGTAAAGGCAGATGTACGCAAGACGTTAATGAGCAACCCCAAGTTTGCCAAGATGCTTGAGTCTATAGGCGTATCGCCCCCATTAAAGATAAGCATGACCACAGGCAAAGAGACGTTTGCATTTGCCAAGACAGATGCTGCCCTACAAGATTTGCTAGAGCATGAAGACAAACGGGTGCAAGCGTTGGTCGCGGCTAGGCTGGGTACAAAGTCAACGATTGAAGAGACTCGCACCCAACGATTCATCGACATCGCCAAGCGAGGGTTATTTCCAGTACCGTTGAAGTACTACGCCGCCCACACAGGGCGGTGGGGTGGTACGGACTCTGTGAACCTACAGAACTTACCCCGTCAAAAGCAAGACGAACCACCACCCAAACTTAAGCAAGCCATCCTTGCCCCAGAGGGCTATGTGTTTATCGATGCTGACTCATCACAAATTGAAGCCCGCACATTGGCGTGGGAATCCGAGCAAGACGATTTAGTGGGGGCATTTGCAAATGGCGAGGACGTATACAAAATCATGGCATCTGTTATCTACAACCAGTCGGTTGATAAGATTAGCAAAGACGAACGGTTCGTCGGTAAAACAACGATTCTCGGCGCGGGGTACGGCATGGGTGGCCCGAAGTTTCAACTACAACTCAAAACACTTGGCACGGAGATTGAAGATGATGAGGCGAAACGTATTATTGATACTTACCGCCAGACGTACCCCAAGATACCGCAACTCTGGCGTGAATCCCAAGAAGCCCTGAGATGCATGGCGCGTGGGCAGACCATGAACTTGGGTCGCAACGGTTTGCTGACTGTAGACGCTGGTCCGAGTGGTGGGCGCATCCGCTTACCCAACGGGTTGTATGTGTTCTATAGCGGGCTAGTCGAGGTTGTGGATGGCGAGGGTAAACGCCAATTTCAGTACACCACCCGCAAGGGCATCAATAAAATTTATGGTGGAAAGGTTGTAGAAAACTTCACACAGGCAATCGCTCGGTGTATCATTGGTGAACAAATGTTACGAATTGCCAAGCGGTACAAGGTTGTACTTACAGTACACGATGCTATCGGTATTGTTGCGCGGCAAGAAGAAGCAGATGAGGCACGAGCCTATGTGGAATCCTGCATGCGTTGGACACCATCATGGGCTGAAGGGTTACCAGTCAACTGCGAAAGCGGGATGGGGGTTAGCTATGGAGATTGCTGATGAAGACATCGACCACTATCACATAGATGGTGCACCATACTCTTTCATTACCAGTGAGGTGGTCTACAAGTATTTTTACGGTGGCGTGCCAGTCGAGGAAATTGCCCGCGTCCGTGGGTGTAGTGTTAGCCGTGTCAAGGCTCTTGTGGACCGTCAACGGGATACCTATCAACTACAAGCGTACTGCGCTCGACTGCAACAACAAGAACAGTTCGACAAGACTGTGGTCAAGTTGGACCCTGCGGGTAGTTCAGCAATGACTATGGCCCATCTCCAACCACTACGCGGCTTTTTACAAGCTGTTGCATATGACAAATAAGATTCCAGCATGGTCGTTTTCTAGTCTGAAAACTTTTTCAACCTGTCCAAAGAAGTATTACCACACCAAGGTAATTAAGGATGTGAAAGAGCCAGAGGGCGAAACCGCCATGTATGGCAAAGAAGCACACACAGCCGCTGAGTTATATATCCGTGACGATGTACCCATACCCGCAAAGTTTGACTTCATGCAAGAACCGCTTGAGTCGTTGAAGCGTATCTCTGGCACCAAGTATTGCGAAATCAAAATGGCTTTGACCGAAGCGTTAGAGCCGTGCGACTTCTTCTCACCCGACTGCTGGTTTCGTGGCGTAGCCGACTTGCTCATCGTGGACGAAGAGAAGGGCGAAGCGCGGGTCGTGGATTACAAACTTGGCAAGAGTCGTTACGCTGACGTTGGTCAATTGGAACTTATGGCGTTGGCTGTGTTTAAGATGTTCCCCAAGGTAGGCAAAGTCAAGGGTGGGTTGTTGTTTCTGACTGAGGGCAAGTTCGTGCCGTCTGTTTATGAAGCCCAACAACAGCACCGCTACTGGGGCAACTGGATGCCCACCATCACCATGCTAGAAGGCGCATATAGTTCGGGCGTTTGGAATGCGAAGCCTAATGGTTTGTGCAAGAATTACTGTTGGGTGAGCGAGTGCGCTCACTGTGGAAGGAAATAAATGCCATACGTAAATAAACCCCGCCCCTACAAAAAAGAATACACACAGCAAGTCGAACGGGGTGAAGCCCCATCAAGGCGCAAGCGTGAGAACGCCCGTGACTTGTACGACCGCGAAGGTATAGACCGCAAGGGTAAAGACATCGACCACAAGGTGCCACTTAGTAAAGGTGGTAGCGCAGGCAAGGGCAACTTGCAGTTGAAGTCAGCATCCGCCAATCGTTCGTTCAGTCGCAACAGCGACCATACCGTGAAGGTGAACAAACCCAAGAAAAAATAATGCATAGTCTGTAAGGTGCGAGTGAGACTGTGGGGGCGCTTTGTTAAAGTTTGATACCCGTTTAACCACACCAGCTAAAGCCTATTCCCCTTTCTAAACGCATTCAGAGTAGGTGATTTAGCCGATTGGTACCCGTAAGGTACCACCCAAACTTCAAACGACATTCGCGTTTGGAGCGATTTGCTATTGGAGAAGACATGGAAATCATTGAAGGTAAAGCATTAAAACTAAAACTACGTAACCCGCACAAGGTGCTAAACGTAATCCCGAAGAGCGCATTGCTAGAAGAAGGTAACATTAGTACAGTCATGGTGCATTGGGGTTTGGAAGAAGCACAGGTACTTAAAAACTTACGTATCAAGAACGTGCCATCGCCCATCGTGGCTAAGTACAGTTGGCCGGGAATCTATCAGCCGTTCACACACCAGAAACAAACATCCGCGTTCTTTACTCTGCACCGCAGAGCGTTCTGCTTTAACGAGCCGGGCACAGGCAAGACGCTATCTGTTACATGGGCATGCGACTACTTGATGAACACCAAGCACATCAAGCGCGTGCTAGTTATCTGCCCGCTATCTATCATGCAAGCTGCATGGCAGAACGACATCTTCAAAGGGGCTATGCACCGCAGGGTGGGTATCGCCTACGGTAGTAAAGAAAAGCGTGCGCAAATAATTAACTCAGATGCTGAGTTCGTCATCATTAACTTTGACGGTGTGGCTGTGGTTGAAGATGTCATAGCAAACGCAGGCTTTGACATGATTGTGATTGACGAAGCCAACGCATATAAGACAGCAACCACAACCCGATGGAAGGTACTCAACCGCATACTTAAACCAAACATGTGGCTGTGGATGTTGACGGGTACACCCGCTTCGCAGTCGCCCCTTGATGCATACGGTCTAGCCAAACTACTCAACCCATCTGCAACACCACGCAGTTTCACCATGTATCGCGACCAAGTGATGCACAAGATTACTCAGTTCAAGTGGGTGCCCAAGGTAGACGCAGAGCAAGTGGTTAACTCACTACTGCAACCCGCTATACGATTTACCAAAGACCAATGCCTTGACTTGCCAGACATGTTGTACACCGAGCGAGAAGTACCACTTACCCCACAACAGCTTAAGTATTACAACAAGTTACGCAAAGTCATGGCGGTGCAAGCGGCAGGCGAAGAAATCACGGCAGTCAACGCGGCGGCTAAGTTAAACAAGTTACTACAAATATCTTGCGGTGCTGTGTACACAGACAACGATGAAGTTGTATCGTTCGATGCCAGCAATCGCATCGAGGTGTTGAAAGAAGTAATCGATGAGTCCACTAACAAGGTACTTGTGTTTGTGCCGTTCAGACATTCGATTGAACTTTTGTATGACAACCTACGCAAAGATAACTACACAGTAGAAGTTATCCACGGTGGTGTACCCGCAGGCAGGCGCACCGACATCTTCAAACGATTCCAAGAAGACGCTGACCCACGGGTGCTTGTCATACAGCCCCAAGCAGCATCACACGGTGTCACCTTGCACGCCGCAAATACCGTAGTGTGGTGGTCGCCTATCACTTCCTACGAAACATACGCCCAAGCAAATGCCCGCGTGCATAGGGCGGGGCAGACGAATAAATGTTTAGTTGTAAAACTAATGGGTAGTCCAGTAGAAGCTAAGTTGTACAAAGCCCTTGATAGTAAAGAGCAAGCACAATTTAATTTAATGGAACTTTATAAAGATGAATTAGAAAGGACTTGACAAAGTAAAGTTGTGATGTATGATTAACCAAAAAACAGCGAAAGGAAAGACATGGATATAACAGCAGACAGACTTGTAAAGGTCTATATAAAAATGCGCGATAAGCGTGCCGAAATCAAGGCCGCATATGAAGCGCAAGACAATGCAATAAAAGAACAGATGGAGATGGTTGAATCTAACCTTCTTGAAATCTGCAAGACGACTGGTGCTGAAAGCATCAAGACCTCGCACGGCACAGCCATTCGTTCAATGAGTACCCGCTATTGGACAGGTGACTGGGGCGCTATGCATAAGTTCATTCGTGACCACGATGCACTTGACCTTGTTGAGAGACGCATATCGCAACTCAGCATGAAAAACTTCCTACGTGAAAACCCAGACCTCTTACCAGCAGGTCTGAACGTAGATAACAAATACACAGTTACTGTAAGGAGAGCTTAATTGGAAACTGCACTTACGTTGGCGCAGGTGGCAAAGCTATTGCAAGTCGCCCCGTCAACCATCCACGCTTTGATTCGGGAGAAAGACCCAGTCAAGCGTATCCCGTATGTTCGCGTTGGCAAGAGTTATCGATTCTTTGCCAGCGAACTTTCTCGCCACTTCAACATGAACATTGACATCATTAAGGAACAAACAAATGTCTGAACTCACTCTGTTTTCTCAAGGCGGTAACGCCCTCCCAGCCCACTTCCAAAACTTGGAACTCGATGCAACAACTAAAGCCCTGATGGGTGGCGGTGGTAGCGGTAAGCGTGTGTCTATCCGTGGCGGTGTATTCCGCATGATTGTTGGTGGCAAAGAAGTCGCACAAAATGACGACCGCGCCATGAACGTGGTTGTGGTTCGCTCTGCTGAGAAGACCTCACGCAGTTACTACTCTGGCACTTACACAGAAGGTCAGAACTCTGCGCCTGTGTGTTGGTCTAACGATGGTGTTGCACCTGACAAGTCTGCAAAGAATCCACAGGCTACTAACTGCCAGAACTGCCAACAGAACATCAAGGGTTCTGGTCAAGGCGACAGTCGTGCTTGCCGCTTCAGCCACCGCATTGCGTTGGTATTGGAGAACAACATCGATGGTGATGTGTATCAACTTACCTTACCAGCCCAGTCAATCTTTGGCACAGGCGACAACGGCAAGATGCCACTACAGCAGTACGCCAAGTTTTTGGGTGGACATGGTATCCCTGTGACTGCGGTTGTGACAGAGATGCGCTTCGATACAGCAAGCGCCACACCGAAGTTGACGTTCAAGGCTGTGCGCCCATTGAGCGTTGAAGAGATGGCTACTGCCAAGACCCAAGGCCAAACGCCTGATGCGTTGAACGCCGTTGTTATGACCGTTGCTCAAGTCGATGGCACTGACGAGTCCAAGCCAGCATTGCCTGCGACCTTTGCTAAACCCACACCTGCTGTTGCAGAGCCTGTGAAAGAGCCAACGAAAGTTGCCACTAAGAAAGTTGAGACAAAGAGCGTAGCGAATGTTCTCGACGAATGGGCTGATGACGACGGCACTGCGTAAATTTATGGGGGCTTCGGCCCCCAATCACAAGGAATCATATGATTGGCTATTCACTATCAACAGTTCATAAGAACAAACAAGCAGACATAAAGAAGACAGGCGTGCGTATCGGGCGCAAATGCATCAAACTTAGTATCCCAGTATCAGTGATTGCAAAAGTAGCAGGGGTAAGTACGGTGGCGGTGTACGGTTGGTTTGCGGGAGACTTCAACCCCAAACAAAAAATTGCTGACAAGGTGTTTGCGTACCTTGGAAAGCAGTAACCTATACATCCTCCAAAAGTCGAGCCTTCATTGGCTCAAGATAAACACCCCCTGCGAAAACCCAAGCCATGACAAAAACAGAATTTCTAACCGCAGTGCTTGCCGATACAGGCACATACTGCGCAGTTGGAATAATGCAAGGCAAGATTCGCACACGGTTTACAAATGACATTCCCACACTCGTTACAGAGATTGAAGCTATCCACGGTGCTGGCGCAGACGCGTACTTCGCGATGTCTTCGTTCGACCAAGCAATTAACCCACCCCGTAGGTTGGCGGCAAACGTATCAGTCATCAAGTCGTTCTGGCTTGACCTAGATTGCGGACCCACAAAAGCCTACCTCACGCGGGTTGATGCGATAGCGGCACTCGGTCAGTTCTGTGCTGACCTTAATCTCCCACAACCCATCTGCATTAACTCTGGCAACGGACTACATGCGTACTGGGTGCTAGACGACGCGATAAAGAAAGACATTTGGATTCCCGTAGCGAAGCGCCTAAAAGAAGTTTGCATAGAAAAGCAACTACACGCTGACCCATCATGCACCACAGATGCCGCCCGTATTCTGCGCGTGCCAGACACTACACACTTTAAAGACCCAACCAATCCGTTACCTGTCGAGTACATCGCTGGTGATGGCAAGATTGATTTGATAGAGTTTGCAAAAGCCTTGGGTGCGACAACCGCCCAAGCCCCAGACAGCCTACCCTTTGAAGTGCCAGACCACCTCAAGGCCGAGGGGCTAGACGAGACTAGCAAGAGCCTGATTGGTAAGAACAATACCTTTCGCTTTCAGAAAATCATTGCCCTCAAAGCAGAGGGTTGCCCGCAACTCAACCGCATACTAGAAGACCAGACCAACATAGACGAACCCTTGTGGCGTGCGGGCTTATCGGTTGCACAGCATTGTATTGACCGCGACTCGGCTATCCACGACATCTCCAACATGCACCCCGCATACGATAGGGGGCAGACAGAATACAAGGCGAGTCTGACCAAGGGTCCATACACATGCGGTATGTTTGATACCCTACACCCCAACACTTGCGGGTCATGCAAGCACAAAGGTAAGTTTGGTTCGCCCATCGTGTTGGGAAAAGAAATTGAAGCAGCAACAGAAGCAGATAATAAAGTAGAACAAGTTAACGCAGAGACAAAAGAAAAGCGGGTGTACGACATACCCGCGTACCCCTTTCCGTTTTTTCGTGGCAAGTATGGTGGCATCTACCGCAAAGCAGATGCAGGCCAAGAAGACGGGCAAGACAAGTTAGTCTATGAGAACGATTTTTACGTGGTCAAGCGAATGTTTGACCCAGCTTTAGGGGAAGTGTTGTGGATGCGGTTGCATCTGCCAAAAGATGGAGTGAGGGAGTTTTCGATACCGCTTACAGCGGCACTCGCCAAAGACCGATTTCGCGATGCGATTGGGGAACATGGTGTAGTAGCCCTTGATAAAGGCGTAAATGAACTCATGTTTTATGTATCACGTTGGGTAAAGGAGTTACAAAATATGGAACAAGCAGAAAAAGTTAGAACACAATTTGGCTGGACAGACGAGAACACATTCGTTCTTGGCGATAGAGAAATCACACCGACAGGTGTTAAGTACAGTCCACCCTCAACTGCCATTTTGCAGACCTGCGGTTTGCTGGGTAAGAAGGGTGACTTGACAGAGTGGAAGTCAGTCGTTAATTTCTACGACAACCCCGGCATGGAAGCACAAGCGTTTGCTTTTCTCTTGGGCTTTGGCACACCGTTGCTGAAGTTCACACAAGTGCGGGGCGGTATCGTTAACTTACTGAGTGGCAGTTCTGGTACAGGCAAGTCAACTGTGCAGATGGCAATCAACAGTATCTGGGGTGAGCCGTTTGACTTACTTCTACAAAATGACGATACATACAACTCAAAGATTTTCCGCTTTGGGGTGATGAACAACTTGCCTGTGACGATTGACGAAATCACAAACATGCGCGAAGACATCGTTTCGCAGTTGGCTTACGCTACAACCCAAGGGCGTGGCAAGAATCGCATGGAGTCACAAGTCAACGCAGAACGTATCAACAACACAATGTGGCGACTAATAGCAATCACATCATCTAACGCCAGCCTGTACGACAAGCTGTATAGCCTAAAGGAATTTCCAGAGGGCGAGTTGATGCGTATCATTGAGTTGAAGATTGAGCGCGATGCCAACTTCTCTAAGGAATTTACTGACGCGTTGTTTGCCAAGTTGCACAAGAACTTTGGTCTGGCTGGTGAAATCTACATGAAGTATCTTGTAGAGAATCGCGCTGAAGCATTGGAAGTTCTGCACGATGTACAACTTAAACTGGATGCGGCCGCTGGCTTGGGTCAACGCGAACGCTTCTGGTCTAGCCTTGGTGCTGTTGCCATCACAGGCGGGTTTATCGCCCAGCGTTTGGGCTTGATTGATATTGACGTTAAGCGCATCTTCAAGTGGCTCATAGCGTTCTTGCGTAAGGGTAGTACCGACATCAAGGCTATCCCAATAGACGGCATCTCTGCAATCGGTTCGTTTATCAATTCCAACATCCGTAGCATCTTGGTTGGTCACGATAAGACCGCAGACAACGGGCTACCCAAAGCGCCGTTGATGACCCCAATGAACGCGTTGATGATTCGATACGATATGGATACAAAGTGTCTGTACTTCGTACAACGTGCGTTTAAAGACTGGTGTTCAAAGAACCAAGTTAGTTACCACGAAACATTAAATGCGCTGAAGAATGATGGTGTACGCGTAGAGGTTGTGAAGAAACGTATGGCAAAAGGTCTGATGGTTGCCGCACCACCTGTAAACGCTATCCTGATAGACGACTCACTTAGCAGTGTATTTGATGTAGATTCAATCATCGCTAAAACTACTGATGACGACGCACTCAAAGTCGCTTGAGATTGAAGGCGTACAAGTAAACATAGAGTGGGGCAAGTTCATAACAGGCTCGTCCTTCTTTGTGCCCTGCCTAGATAACCGCGCCGTAGTTACTCACATCATCGTGGTAGCAAGGTCATTCGATATGAAGGTGCAGTGCAGGGCGCGCATAGAAAATGGCATGTGGGGCGTGCGTGCATGGAGAGTTGCGTGATAACATTTGTACACAGCAAGCAGTTGCTGTTGTCTCTCCTTAACTGGATTACCCCCGACTAATCATCGGGGGTTTTTTTATGCCAAGTCTTGGACTAGCTTTTGCAATTCACGTACGTAACTGACAGACTCGTTTTCGTAGCCCCGCAGTTCGTCAATCATGTTGCGGCGTTCTTTGCCATCTACACCAAGTTCATCGTCTGTACCGCGTTCAATCGCTGTACGCAGTCTACGTAAGTCGCTAAGTTCTTTAAGCGACTTGTTTACTTGCGGTGCTATCGCAATCAAAGATGCGTTATCTTCATAGAACTTCAGCGCTTTCTCTGGGTCATGCTTCAATATTTCTTTGTATGTAGCATCTGCCTGCGATACGCGCTCACGCAAGTCATAGAACTCAGTCTTAGCCCGCCCACCAACTGTGTCGTAAGTAAAGATACTGCCAAACGGCATTTGATAGATAGGTCTGTCAGGGCGCGTTGGGTTAAGCATAGCGTCTGTTGCCAACAAGGTAGTTGACCCCGCCATACCAAACATACCCTTTAACAAGTTGTCTATCTTGATTGGCGATATGTTGGTTGCTTCGCCAATACCCTTTGCTAATTCAGAGGTGCTAGAGGTAAACCGCTGACCGGGTTGCAAGCGTTGCATAGACGCAGACTCTAACTCGCGTTGCAAAAAGAACGAGTAGTTGGTCATGTTTTCTAAAATTGGGCGAACATACGACGGCACCGTGGTGGGTGACGAGTACGCAGAGTAAGCGGCCTTCATAACCCCAGACAATGCATTCATCGCACTTTGCTCTTCTGGCGTACCTTGACGGCGGTAGTACTCAACAATACGCTCTGGGATAACCTTGTAGATGAACCCCAACTCTTTGGGCGTTGGCAGCTTGTAGCCGTTGGGTAGTAGCCAATTACTATCACGTACATCGTCTGTAGCATTCTTGTAACCTTCGTCATCGCTCATTGCTATTGCGTAGGCAAAGCCCAGCGCAGACATCATGGCAACGCGACCCATAAACAAACGGCGGGCGGTCGTACGTTCCACGGCGGAAGAAGAATCGATGCCAGATGCGGCACGGTACAGTACATCCATACCTTGTGCGTAAGCGTTAAAGAACGGAATCACACGGGCTGCGACTCGCATCGAACCGCTAGAGCCACGGCGTTGGAAGTTAATCAACTCGCGGGCACGAGTTTGCGCCAATACTTCATCGCCATTTGTTTCACGCATCGTCTCCTCGTACACAGCCATACGAGCCGCAAGGTCAGATGCCTTGGTGAACTTCTCAAGCATATGGAAAATCGTACCTGCCGTACCGCGACCTTTGGCACCAATTTCTTTTTCAATCTCGTTGGTAGGCTGGTAGATGTTGAAGTCGTAGTCACCCACAATACCAAGTTCTTCCATGCGCTTGGCGGCAGGGGACTTGCGCCCTAGCACTTCACCAAAGAAGATGCGTGGCATGTTGTACAAAGTCTTCATTGCCACAACTAGTGGACGTTCTACACCTGAGTAAAACGCAGCGCGAGTCGCGTCTTCTACAACCTGTTTGACAGCAAACGGCGGCATTGCAGTCACACTAATCCGTAAGAATCTAGACGTAGCGGCTAGTCCGTTGACCAACATGTTGTTAACTTCTGGGGCTTGCTTGAACGCCAGTAAGTCGTACTCGTTCTGAACTTCGTAGAACACGGGCTTGCCGTTTTCGTACAGGCGAACCACTAAGTTCTTGTTCTTAGCGGCGTTAATGGTTGGGTGCTTTTCTGCAAATCCTGCCAACTGCATTTCGTCTAACAATTTGGTAGAGGCGTTGTGGCGCATGGATTCTTCAACCATCCAGCCAAGCGTACCCATATAAGAGTCAACAACATTTTTAACACGGCGGTCAAGTGAACCTTTAATCTCTGGCGTCTTAGTCATCACACCAAGCCCCCTGCCGCGTGGCAATAGGTTAACGCCAAGGTCTTCAAATACACGGTCAAACGGCACGTATGCAGAGTTAGCCTTCCAATCATCTGCCTGCTCTTTAGAGATACGGCCTGACTGCGCTAGCAAATCAACCACCTGCACGCGGGTTTGGTTGAACGTATCTTGTATCTGTTGTATTGCAGGAGTCTTCTGGTACTTGGCTTCTAGCGTAGCAATGTCTGCCAACGACAAATGCAAATCAATTTTCTTCTTGCGTTCAGCGTCGGCTTCTTTGTTCTTACCTTGCTGTTCTAACAAAACGGCAGATACTTCTAACGGTTTGTTGTAGTTCTCGTGGATGTCAAAAGCACGATGGCCTTCCAGCACACTAGATACATACTCTTTGGCTTTTTCAAACCCAAGCCCACTGTCTTTACCAAATTGGTCGATTTCTTTTAGTGCTTGTACAGCCGAGCCTTTTTGCTTGAAGGTTTCTACCAAACCTTCTTTGTTAAATTTAATGCCCCCATCAGACAGAAAACTCATAAAAATTTTGGCATGGTCTTCTGCTTGGCGCACCAGCACCATAGGGTTCAAATTGCCAAACGCATCCCGTACGCCCTTAGAGAACATATTGGATACTTTAGACTCGACAGTTGCATACTTATCTACAAGTGCTTGGCGCAATGTAGTAAACACCCCAGAGTTTTCTGTGGCGCGATTCATAGCGTTTAAGCTGTTGTTAATCAAGCCACCCATTGCAGGGGCTGCCGCAGGGCCAAGGCTATTGGCAATACGATTTGCTTCGTCGTAGTCTTGTTGGGTAAACCCTACGGCTACATTAGCCACACCGGGCAACGTACCTTGAACGGGTTTACCAAGTTCTGACACCTGCAAGGCACGACCATCGGACATAACGCTTTCAGCAGAAATCAAAGCGGCGGCAAGAGCCGTGTGCTGGTCGGTAGTCGAGATACCCAATGCTTTCAACACAGCATCGGCAAACCAACTAAGTATGTTTTGTCTGCGGTACGGAATCTTTTGTAAGGCTTCTTGAAACTTTCTGTTGGACATCGCTTCAGATGCAAACTCGCTCAGGTTGGTCATGCCATACTCTTTGAGTAGCGCAGGGTTTTGCTTGCCTACATAGTCATAGAGTTCACGCAAACTACGTACGCCAGCGTTGTTAATCTGACCGCCTTCGTGGGCGCTGATGGCACGGTGTAAGAAGCCGTGGACTAACTCGTGCAGAAGTGTGTGAGCGCCAACATACCCATCGACCAAGCGTACTGTGTCGGTTATGGCATCGTACTGACCTGCCACAATCTTGTCGCCATCCATACCCAACGCGCCTTCGCCCACAACTTCAACTGTAGGCAAACTACTAGACAGCAATAAGCGTCTAGCAACTAGGCGGTCGATGTCGTTATAGAGTGCTGGGTCTGCATCAATAATAGATTTCAAGGCACCGCGTATATCACCCTCTGCCACCTTTGCTTGAAGCGCGGCTTCTAGGGCACTAGTCTTGTCAGCATTGGTAACTTCTGCGGCTGGCTTGTTCAGCACAGTATCTTCTGGCTTGCCGTATAGCGTACGTTGTGCGGCGTTGGGTGTTGCCGCAACACCTGATGTAGTCTTAGTAACTTTCTCAGTTACAGGCTCAACTGATTGACGTAAGAGTTTGTCTTCGCGTACTGTGTTCTTGGCTATGTCACCACTAATAAAGTCTTTTACCCGTGCTTGGT